TAGGATTCACCCCGCCCCGCTGGATCATCTCGCCCAGGTCCCCGCCGCCCTCGAATCCCGCCGCCCTCGAATCCCGCCGCCGTCACCAGCCGACGCAGCAGCCCCGGCCACGCAGACCCGGCCCAACTACCCCAGCCCACACCCGACCGCCCGCCCAGCGACCACCAGCGACGCCACCGGCCCCCTTGCACCCGCCCCGACCCCCGACCGACCCCGGAGCGGAGCCCCATACAGCCCCGACCACCTTTTTTAGCCCGTTTTTTCAGCCGCCGCCGCGACCCGCTATGAACAGGCCCGCGTCTCCCCGCAAAGTTTTTTCAGCGGAGCGCCGAAGTCGCTATGAACAGGCCCGCGTCTCCCCAAGAAAAATCTCCCGGTTTTTCCAGCGCCGCTCGAAAGCCGCTATGAACACCCGCGCGGCTCCAAGCAGGTTTTTCCAGTGGTCGGCTTTGAGCGTCATGAACACCCGCGCGGCTCCCGAGAAAATATATATTGCGTACCCGCTAGATACGTGCTATCATGGGCTTACGCCATACGAACAAGCCGCACGAGCGGCAGGAAGGAGAAATCATGGCACGCTGGGTTGACTACGAGCCCTACAAGGACAGGAGCAGCGCGGAGTTCCGCGCCAAGCGCGAGATGTGCGGGTTGTCCACCTATGACGTTGGACAGGACCTTGGGGTAGCCGCCAACACTGTCAAGCGTTGGGAGAACCCGAAGTACTTCCCGCCCTCACCGGAGGCATGGAACTACATTGACCGGATGTATGCCGCGCACCAGCTCTCGGTTGACAGCGAGCTCGACCGACTTCTCGCGAACGCCAAGGACGGCGAGACCATCGTGGTGACGTGGTGCCGCAACGGCATGGGCGCGAGCGATGCCGACGTGGGTAGGTTCAATGCCGTCTCGCAGGCCGTCGCGGAATCGCTCATTCAGCTGGGCCACGAGGTTACCTTCCGCTGGATCGACGCGAAGGCAGAGGAGACTCAGCGCGAGGTCACCAGCTCCTTCTACCGCACCATCGACCCCGACGCGAACATCTAGGTCGCGCCCGCAATTTTTCCCGCCCTCGGATTTCCGGGGGCGATTTTTTCTATCGGGCGATTATTCCGGGGGCGATTTTGATTTCAGGGGCGATTTTCCTTGCGCGATTTTCATTTCAGTGGCGATTTTCCGGGGACGATTTTTGATTTAAGGCATTTTTTCTACCGATTTTCATTTTCACTGGGCGATTTCGTAGGTGATTTCGATTTTTCTTACACGATTTCGTAGGCGATTTCATTTTCAAAGAAAAAAGCCCCAACCCGATTTTGATTTCGGGTTGGGGCCAATGAGTGATTTTCCCTACCTCTTCAAAAGGCCACGGATATTCTGGGCCTGATTTTCAACCTTCTTTCGCAGCTGGGCATTTTCCTCGCGGTACATTTTCAGTACCAGCTCTAGGGTCTGGCATTTCCTCCGCATGTAGCGGCAGAAGGACTCAAGTTCCTCGTATGACATGCTGGCTATGTGCTCGTCGGAAGCAAACTCTGCCATCTATCCATTCCAATCGTCATAGCTTCCCTTGCGAGCAAGGAACCTCTCCTTGTTCACGACCCACTTGCCGCCGCGCACGAGAACGAACATGTCATCGTGGAAGTCCACAAGCCGCGTCCAGAGCCCCGCGTCGAACGTCTTGATATCGCCGTCCTTGTAGATGACCTCAAGAACCTCGTCACCGCTGATGACCTCTAGCTTGGCAACGACGATTCTCTCGTCATCCAGGTCAACGTCAAACTCCTGCGGCTCGTCTGAGTAGTCGTAGAGGATCATTTCCCGTCCTCCCTGTCAGGCATCTCCCAGACCTCATGCACGATGGGCTGTCCGTCCTCGTCCAGCTTGGCGAACTCAAGGCGCGTAGTGGCGAAGTATTCCTTCTGGCAGCAGTCCTTGGAACAGCCGACGTTTTTCTCGGGGTCGCACTCGTATGTTGTAATCAGCATCTATGCCACCCCCTACTTCAACAGCATGTCGATTACCATGCCCTCCGGTGACACTAACCAGCCGACAAGCGACGGCAGACTCAGCGCGGCGCAGCCTATCGCGATGATGCCGATGATTCCAGCGGTGCAGAATGCCAGAAGGCAGCAGAATTCGCCATCGAAGTCGGCCTTCTCTATGGCCCTCGCCGTGTTCACAAAGACAATGGCGCACACGGAGAACACGAGCAGGCAGCTTATGACCTCGGTGAGTCCGTATGCCACCCTTGCCGCCGTATAAGCCTCGATGCCGTTGCCCTGCAACCATCCCCAAAGCTCCCCGACGCTGATTCCAAGCTGCCGCGCGAGCTCGGCCAGCGCCGCATCAGTCTGTTCCATTACTGCTCCTCCACCATCCTCACGAAGCGGCCCGTCCTGCTACGGCCCCACAGCTTGCGAGCGAGCGCCATGGCAAGGCCCTTCTCGGGGTCATAGTCCTCGTCGTGGCACTTGACCACCGTCTTGGTGCCGTCCTTCCAGAACACGATGGTGGCGGGGCCGTTGCGAACGATTCTCTGCGGCGTGGCCTCGTCCTCAGTCACGTGGTAGGGAATGTTTTGGAGCCAGTCATTGCCGTGGAAGCCGCCGTGCTTGGTTGACTTGCAGGTGAGCGACACGCTCTCGCCCACCTCAAATGCCGGCCTGCCATTAATGTTGAACGTCAGCGTCGTTGTCCCGAACTCCTTCTCAGGTGGCATCTATGCCCTCCTTGTCTTGTAGTAGACGCATTCCTCGGCGCGAACCTCGTACCGCTTTCCGCATGCGTCACAGGTGGTGTCTATCTTCTCTGCCGGATATTGCAGGGCCGTAAGCCGCCCGAACTCATCAAACCATCGGCGCATTTTCTCGGCCCCGCACCACGGGCAGATGATCTTGTCCTTGCGGGTTGTCATCCCTCTACCTCCGCATCCTCTGGCAGATTGGTCATGCCCATGAACTCGATGAAGTCCTTGACCTCGAACAGCCGCATGCCCTCGGGCGGCTCCAACATGTCGGGCTTGCAAATCACATCATCCAGCCGCCCGCAGACACGGCACCTGTTGCCTACGTAGTAGTAGGTGTGGGTGCCGTGTCTGTCTCGGGCCTTCATGTGCGCGTCGATGCAGACCCACTCGTACTCGTGCTTGTGGTCGCTGCGGACGTGGCGCTTCTTTGACACCTTGCGGTGGCGCGGCGGCTCCTCGCCCTCTAGACGCTGGTCAATCACTCGACCACCCTCCTTCCGCACGTGCTGCAATAACGCGGCCTCGTGCTGCCGTAGACCTCGTGGCCGCAGGACAGGTACCACGTGAACGGGGCATAGGCGTACCACTCGCCGTCCATGCCCTCGTCCATCCCATCGTCGTAATACTCGACCTCGCATGTGCCTACGTCGGGCTTGTAGCATACGGTGAGCTCCCTGACGCTTGCCCACGTCCTCATGCCGTCGCGGTCGGTGCTCGTGAGCCGCGCGGCCCTCTTCTCGGCATCCTCGCGCGTCAGGTAGCAGCGCTGGTCAAGGTACGACTCGCCTATGTCGCATAGATCGTCGCAGACCTCGCAGACGTAGACGTGGCTCATTCGTCACCACCCTGAATCTCGTTGACAGCGGCATCTATCGCCGCGCCAATCCTCTCGGCGCAGGACGGGCAGAGCGTTCGGTACTTCCACACGAGCATGGAGCCCCACCCAGCTGGCTTGTCCTCGTACCTGCGAATCTTCGTGAAGCCACCGTCGTACTCGTCTGTCTTGACGTACTTGAGGAACACCGTCCTGCCGCACACGTCGCACACGAGGTTCTTTCCCTCGACCTCGCTCATTCGTCCTCCCCCATGTACTTGCGTCGCACCGCGCACACGTCTTGGTGCGAGCATCGCAGGACGAACCCGTAGGTCACCTGCGACTGGTTCCCGCTAATTTTCGTCGGGACAAACTTGAGGTCGTTGTTGGCGCACACGGGACAGTAGCCCGTCACCTGGTCATCGACCTCGACGTATAGGCCCTTGGTCATTCGTCACTCCTAGCTTGAAGAAGTTCGGAGTATTCAAGCGCGAGACTCTTAACGCTCGGTCCACTGAAACCGGCATCCTCACAGGCCACGGCGAACCTAGTCAATATCTCTGCAACGTCGTAGTCGTGGAAAAGACCTACACATTCTGAAAGGTCATCATCAAACGAATGAAAGTCATTTTCCCAGAACACGCGCTCTTGAGAGACGCCAGCAACCCTCACTTTGTCATCATGCTCGCCGACACGAATCCAGTCTCCGATATGGAGCGTCCATCCGCACGCGTCTTGTGGTAGGCGCATGTATTCGCATTCCAACTCGTTCTCTATTTCGTTGACGAGCTTAATTATCTTGCTCGCCGAAGTGTCGGAACGCAGAAGTTCCTCCCCGTTGAAGTGCCTCGTATGGTTATAGATATACTCTCGAAGCTCGTTGATTTGCCACATCACACCACAACCTCCTAGAACAGAGTCGCTGGCTCGGACTCGACGCGCCCCTTGGCAATCTCGAAATAATGCCCGTCGCGTTCGATGCCGATGAATCCCATGCCCTCGCGCTTTGCCGCAACTCCCGTGGAGCCGCTGCCCATGAACGGGTCAAGGACCACCCCCCCCTGTGGGGTAACGAGACGCACGAGCCATGACATGAGCTCGGTCGGTTTGACGGTCGGGTGGTCGTTCCCCTCGCCACGGTCCTTCTTGTTCGCCTTGGCGCAGTAGAAGAAGCGGGCGGCATTCCCAGAATCACCGAGGCCGACGCTCTTTGTGGTGGCACCACCTGAGTACGTACCGTAGACATTGGTGGACTCTGCGCCTGCCGTACCGCGCGTGTGCATGCCGCCGCCGCTCGACTTCCCCGTGTCGGGGAACAGCGCGAGAACATCGTCGGAACCGTCGTGAGCGAGATTTGCGGGGAAGCGGCCTAGTTCTTCGGACTTGGCGATGTTGGCCTTCTTGCGCTCGACAAAAGCCGCTTGAGCGTCCTTGTCGTGCATGAATGGCCTGTCCCAAACGCCCTCAGCGCCCCCAGCCCTCATGCCGCCGCCAAGCTTGTCACCGGTCGGTACCCTGCACCCGTCAATGTTGATCGCGCCAGTCCCCCATTCGAGGACGTTTCCCACAACGGTATCCTCCACGGGCTTTCTTGCCATGATGATGGGCTCCCATGCGGGCTTGAGCGCCGTACCCCAACCGTCCCATTTCCGCGCAAGGTCAGAGAGGGAACGCACCTGCTGCTGCTGCTGCTGCTTGCGGCCCGCGTGCATGTGACCACCCTGCATGCCAACGTCAACCGTGCGCTCGCCAATGACCTCGCCGACGTAGCCCGTTGACTTGTCTATGGCCTTTGCTATGTCCATGGACTTTGGGAATCCCGAACCATAGACCCACATGATACAGTCGCGAACTTCCCAGCCAGCTTCCTCGATGGCACATGCCATGCGGTGAAACGTCCTCGTGCCGCCAAAGCAGAGCAGGTGAGCACCTGGCTTAGCCACTCGCAGGGCTTCTGCGAAAATCGGCGTCATGCGCTTCTGAAACTCGCGCATCTCAGACAGCTTGGGCATGTGACTGTGACTTGAGGCGAAGGCTGGCACCACGGCATTTGCGCCAAGATACTCGTTCATCTTGTCGCGTCGCTCGTCAATCGACTCCTTGCCCATCGAGGCACCAAAGCTATCCCAGTCGGCCCCCATGAACGCAAGGCCATAGGGCGGGTCGGTAACGATGGCGTCCACGGAATTTGACTCCATGGACGCCATGACCTCGGCGCAATCGCCATGCTCTAGTCTCAGGACACTCACACCACAACCTCCCTCACGGCCATCTTGACCCCGGTGAGCGCCGTTATTTGCTCGGCGAGCTCGTTTGCCGCATCCTCGCTCTCAAGGAGCGCACAGCTCGCGTCGGTGCGGGACACCACCCAGACGCGCTTACCCTTGGGCTTGTCGAACACCGCCTGATAGGTCTTGTCGGCCTCGGCCTTCTCCTGCCGCCAACGCTCGTAGCACTCCTTGGCAGTCTCCCGCGTATAGCCGTGCAGGTTCATATGCTCGAACGTCCCATCGGCGTTCTTCCACGTGCCGTGGAAGTCACCATTGCCTTGGTCCAGCAGCAGCCCCGAGAACTTGTCACCGCACACGATCCTGTCCTCGCGCTCCTTGGCGCGGTTCTCTGCCCGCTGGTGCTTTCGGACGTAGTACTCAAGCGTCTCGGCGTCGCAGCCGAAGTCCGGTGCGAGTTCCGCGAGCCCGTAGCCCTCTGCCACGAGTTCCATCAGGTCTGCCTGCTGCTCTGCGGTGAGCGTCGCGTGCTTTGCGGGCTCAGAGGGCTTGGAAGGCTTGGAAGGCTTGTCAAGCCTACTGAGCACCCTGCTCACCGTGGCTTGGGTGGTGCCTATTTCCCGCGCAATCTCTGCCTGCTTCATCCCCTGTGCCGAGAGCTCGGCAATCCGCTCCCTCTGCTCGTCTGTTGTCCTCATTTAGTTCCTCCATCGCGGCGTCGTAGCCGTCTGACCAACCTTGGTCGTAGTACTCCTGCCTGACTTGCTCTAGGTCGGCGTCAAACGAGGCGAGGGCTTCTATGTCGAAACCCTCGTCCTCAAGTGCCAGTCTGTACTGCTCGATCCAGTCAGCTATCGCACCCACCGTCTTCGACCTCCTGTAGCCTCTTTCCAAGCCAGAGCATCACGGGAACCGCCATCGAGTTCCCTATCGCCTTGTAACGAACCCCGTCAGCTGCATGCTCCTTGCCCTTCCAGGGGATGTCGGTCCAATCGTCAGGAAAGCCCTGCAACCTCTCGCACTCCCTCGGAGTGAGCCGTCGCACCACCCAGCGCGTACCGTCGTGGATTGTGACCGCATGCGCGTCAGCCGTATCCTCCGTCAGTACTGGGTTGGTGCTGTTCAGGCTGTTGACCTTGCTCTGGATGGTCTGAGAGCACTCTGGCTCCTGCGTGCCGGCTCGGATGTTGCAGCCGTAGCTACTCACCGAATCCCCCCCCCTCGTCATTACGAACGTAGCCTGCTTGAGTCCCGGCTGTGCAGGCAGGGCTCCAACGCTCTGTCCGTCACCGCCGAAGTAGCGCAGCACGTCCTGCTGGTTCTGGACGAACGCCCTGCAATCAACCGTCATCAGTCCTCCTCGCACATATCGGTGGCTCGTGAAGGAGCGTCAGCGTGGGTGACACCCCCCCCCAGCTCGATTTCTGCGTTTGCCTGTCCGCTCG